CAGTGCAAGCACCCTCGTTGTAGTCGTCCTCTCGTAGGTGTGAGTAGCAATGGTAGCACACATCATAGATAGTTCTGACAGTACCGTCAGCATCAAGCAATTCATCAGATGATAGCAGTAGATGCTTGTCTCTCTCGAAGAAGTCATAGTCCTCCTTAGATGCATAGCCATTGTAGTACCCACCAGTGTAACTGGTAGCCCAGTAACTGCGTGACTTGTATGAGGTGTTAGACCACCACACACCATCAGCCCAATGACCGTCCTTCTCGTTGAGAATGTACACGTCGTCCTTGAGGTCAGGTGATGTGTTGAGGATAGCAATCTTGCTACCTCTAGCCCAGTCCTCTAGTTGCTTGAAGTATGCAGGGTCGTCGAGCACACCGACACCCATGCTAGGTAGCAAATCCTCAGCAAAGATACGGGTATCTGAGCGTTTGTCACCAGGTTTGATAGTAACTGGAAGCATACCATTGTGACCTAACACAATGTCCTTGCGACCATCTACCCTGAATGGGTGATTGTTCTCAACGTGTGTCGTACCATGTGTGGTAAGACGTGCGTGGAACATACCGATAGCGTTGGGATTCTTATCTAACTCAGCAAAGAACCTGTCAATGGTGACATCTATCAGCATACCACGACCAGCCACAATGTGGTCACCATGATTTACTGCATAGCCGAAGCCATCGTTGTTGTTATAGCAAGCAATCTCTAACTGCTCGCGTGTTGGACGTGACCCTGGAAGGGATACACATAGCATACACATAATTACTCTCCACTATTCTGAGAAGTATAGGACTTCTCGCTAAAGCCGAACTCGACTGATTGATTTATGTAACTTAATAGGTTTGGATACAAAGCCTTGTTACCTCGTAACCATTGGATAAATGCAGGTGCTGTTAAGTATTCCTCAGCACCAACACCTGACCTAGCACCGCGTGAATACTCTACGGCACTATGCACATACTCAAGTGCAGCGAGTATGCGTTCTTTCTTTAGTGAACCCCTGAACATACGCACTTCAAGGGTAGATGTTGGTAGTACATTGACAGCAGAATACCGTTGAGCACAGTTGTCTTGACCCTTTAGATGCTTAGGTATTTCTGTGCGTACGTTCTTGTCAAAGGATGCATACGAGTTGCCTTGTCTACCTGCAATTAGGTAAGACAAAGCCTTGTTACGCATGAGTAGCAGGGTGAATGAGTACTGATGTAACCTACCATTGAAGCCACGTCTATCAACGTGAACATGTAAGCCACAGGTACTCCTGTCCCATGAGCGATAGCCCTTATCCAGTAGACCTTTAGTCCATTCCCAGTTCATGCTGTGTGCATAGGCAAGGGTCATTGGATGCGTGACTATCTCGAAGCCGTCATTAAGTGAGCCGTCTTCCTTGAAGTAAGCAAGGTCGCCTAAGTATGACTCCACTAATTCCGGACCATCATAGTCATCACCACTAGACTCAACCTCTAACTCAAAGCCCATGAATACATGGCGGTCAGCATCAGGGTCGTTATCTACCCAATGAAACTGAGGATAAGGTTTGTAACCATAGTCATGGACATCATGGCTACCACCACAACACCTACCCTGTCTAGGGTCATAACTATAATCGCAACGACTGCAATGCTCAGAGTAATCCTCGTAACAACTGTGACACCAATCATCACTACTAATGTTGTACATGTCATTCTCGTGTTCAGTCCTACCACATCTGTCACATGTAGACATTCTGTTGCCACATGGGACACAGTAACCACCGAAGTTATCGTGCACCTCGGTGTCTGGGAATGTGCAGTTACACCAGTTGCATAGGAAGATGTGAGCCTCGCAGTACGCATCCTCGCTACTATCAAGTGCGTATGTGTCATTGTCCATGTCTATGGTGTTAGTACATGTACCATAACAACATACTACTTGTCGTTCATCTACCTCAACATCAAGGTATGTTGTATCTATGTCAGTCATCAGAGTTCCTCCTGTTCTAACAGTACTGTTAGGTTGTTGGTTGGTTCGTACCACTCGATACTATCCATAGTGGTAAGCCTATCCAGAATTATTTGTAGTGCCTCACCATTAGGGACACCTTGTGCGATTAGTTTATCTACCTCAGACTCAAACCAGTACATCTTGGTCATGTGTGCCTTAGCCATTGTCTTTCATCTCCTCAAGATGTACTTGCACAGTTTCGCATAGCAGATTGAGCAACTCGTTCCACTCATCTTCATTCTTGATGTAGCCCATCTCATGTAGGTCACTAGCGTACCAAGAGATAGCCTCATCTTTCCATGTTGGTTCTTCACTCATTGTCATACACCTTGCCTGGGTATGCCCAACCATAATGCTTAGCCATCTCTAGCAACTCATCATAGATAGGGGTATCACTATCAGTACCTGACCAGCCCAACTCTGCATGGCTCGCGGGCTTGAGTCCGTTAAGGTAGTCGCGCCAATCCATAAGGAAGGCAACCATTTCTTTCCATGTAGTACGCATCATTTCTCCTGATGTTCTTGCGTTAGTACATGCTCGGCAATCTGCCTAGCAATCTCCGATAGTAGGCGGCTACCTCTAGCGTGTGAGTAGTCGCACTTGTGACAGTCATAGGTGAACATCTGACTTAACATTGCACCTGACCCGTCAATAGTTTCGTAGTAAGCCAGCACTTCAATGTCTTTAGTAATCATCTTAACTCCTAACAGTACTGTTACCCAGTACGGCTAATGCTTTGGCGATAGCCTCAGCGTTGTACGATACTCGTATCTTACTGGACTTGCAGTTGGTTCGCAACTGTACCTTAGCAACAGTCCTCACCTGTACATAAGAGGCACTTCGTAGCACCCGATTAGTGGGAACGGTTGAACCGTCATACCCACGCATACCTTTGCCCTTGCTCACGTCACCCAACTCCTAACAGTACTGTTAGTGACAGCGTTCAAGCATCTCCTGAACTACGTTCAGTCTATCAGGTATCCAATCCGTTCGCAACTTAGCACCAAATCAGTAGTGCAAGCACCAAATCAGTAGTATTCAAGCAATACACGAGCAGTACACCAGCAAAACCCTAACAGTACTGTTAGAAACTAACTTAATTTTGGACAAAAAAAATACCCCAGATTTCTCTGGGGTATTTTCTTGGTGTGTCCCTATGCTTCTTGCATCTCTTCTGCTTCGGCTTCTGCCATTAGGTCGGTTACCATGTCTGCAAATAAATCGGTTACCTGTTCAAGGGTTACCCTGCCTGACTTAATCGCCTTGCCTAATGCTTCGACGTGACTCTGTGCAATTTCGATAGGCTCACGCTTATCTGCCTTGCCCGCCTTGCCCGCCTTAGCCTTCTTGCCTTCAGCAACTGCCTTATTGTATTGGCTCACGTTCTCGCATTCCTTAACCGTTCCTACGGTTAAGTAACCATTACCCATGTCGCTAACTGCCTTGCTTCCTGTGATTTTGCCTTCTGTCTGCATCATCAACTTACCGCCAGCAATGTAACGGCTAACAGTCATTGCAGTTACGCCAGCGACCTTTGCAATGGCGTCGCCTGTGATACCTGCCTGAGATGCCTTGAAGGCAATTTCACAAGCATCATTTACGCGACTATCGCTAACGTTAACGGCTTCGCTCGCTTCGATAACTGCTCGCTTCGCTGTTGCTTGGGCTTCAATGGCTACGCGTATCGCGTTGCCTGTTGCTTCTGTTAGTTGCAATTTATTCATTGTGTTCATCTCCTAGATGAGTAACCACTCACAAATCTTGTGAGCAGTTGCCCAACTAGGGACACCTACGCGCTATTGAGTTATCAGGTTACAAGTGAGCCATTGCAGAATTGCACAATGTCCACACTCCAAGAATACACACATTCCACAGATACGCAACTTGAGCCAATAACCCTTTAGGCAATGGGTCTAACAGTACTGTTAGGGATTCACCTGGTATCGGGATTCACCTGGTAAACCTGCCACCGATTCAACCCATGCAGACAGTCACCATTGAATAAATCTGCCTTTATTAAATACCTACCTGCCCCGTCTCAACGGGGTACGGGGTACACGTTGCCAAAGGCAACCAATGGACAGGGACAGACACCAACCGACAACATGACCTAGGGTGATTAAACCGAGTCCCATACACCCACCCATGACTCTCTCATAATTTTTTGTGCTGTTTTTGGGGGAATGTGCTTATAGTATAAGGATTTCTTACATGTGACCTAAGTCACACAATAAATATTTGATAACAATGCGTTACGGGGTATACCATAATGGGGTTAGTATATATGTATAGTTCTTTATTATGCGTCCCCTGACGGGACGCTATAATATAACATAATACGCATCGCCTGGCGCGATGCTTTATATGTAGTTTTTATTGTCTAGTTTTACGAGGTTTATTATGTCCGCGAAAAGTGGAGAGAACCATCACTTCACAGTACGGCGCGAACAGGACCAGGCTGCGTTTCTAGCCTCTGTAGCCTCCGGTATTGATGAACATACCGCCCTAGGATTAACGGGCCGTAAACTGCCTGCCTTAAAGACATGGCTCCGGGATGGGAAGTTTGCCTCGCGCCTAGAAGCCGCGCGCACCGAATCCAATAAACTATTCGGCGAAACCCTAGCCTCTGGCAAGAATATTGACTACGCCACGTTCTCCAAGGAGTTCCTGAACTCAGAGGTATTCCCCCACCATCAGTCCTGGATTGACGTTCTAGAGGGTAATGACCCATCTTGGATTCATGAGTCTATGACCTATGAGCCAGGCAACCGTCGCCGCTTGCTAATTAACGTACCCCCCGAGCATGCCAAGTCCACGGTTCTAACTGTAGGCTACGCGACCTACCGCATAGCCATGGACCCAAATATCCGTATTGTGGTAGTTTCCCAGACTCAGGCTCGCGCCAAGGAATTCCTCTTCTCCATCAAGCAACGGCTCACCGAGCCTGCTTGGGCTAAGATGCAATCCGTCTACGGACCTGCTGGAGGCTACCAAGCCACCGCAGACCAGTGGACTCAGGATAGAATCTACCTAGAGCGCGACTCTGGCGAGAAAGACCCTACCGTACAGGCTATTGGTATGGGTCAACAGATTTACGGTACTCGTGCCGACCTAATCATCCTAGATGACGTTATCACTACTACTAACGCTCACGAGTGGGAAAAGCAACTTAACTGGCTACAGAAGATGGTTATCACCCGTGTGGGTGCTACCGGTACTCTGGTTATTGCAGGAACCCGCGTTTCCTCAATTGACCTCTATAAGGAAATCCGCAACCCAGATAACTGGTCTGGCGATAAGTCCCCATTTACCTATCTGGCCATGCCAGCGGTTCTTGAGTACTCAGATAAGCCTGAGAACTGGGTAACCCTATGGCCCCACTCGGACCGTGTATGGGATGGGGCGGACCCCGAATACGACGCAGAACTTCTAGTACAGGATGAAGATGGATACTACCCCAAATGGGATGGCAAGCGACTCTTCCATCGCCGCAGTGAAGTTAACCCTTCTACTTGGGCTCTTGTATACCAGCAGCAAGATGTGGAAGAAGACGCAATCTTTCCGCTCATCTCTGTTAACGCGAGCATCAACCGCATGCGTAAGCCTGGTATTATCAAGTACGGTACTCCAGGACATCCACGAGATGGACAATGGGTAACCATTCTAGGGTTTGACCCAGCCATGGTAGGTAACTCTGCTATGGTAGCCTACGCCGTAGAACGGCAAACTGGGCAACGCATGGTTCTAGATGTATTTAACATGACAGAACCAACCCCGTCAAAGATTCGTAACCTCATTGAAGAATGGGTTACTAAGTATAACCCGATGGAAATTCGCATTGAAATTAATGCGTTCCAAAAAGCCTTTGCACTGGATGAAGACCTCCGCATGTGGCTTGCCAATCGGGGTGTCCGATTCAGTGAGCAATTCACTGGTAAGAACAAGTGGGACACAAACTTTGGCGTTGCTGGTATGTCTGGATTGTTTGGCTCGGTGCGAGAAGGAAAGCACCAAGGCGATAATCTTATAGAACTACCAGATAATACTAACGAACACATCAAGGCTCTGGTTAACCAGTTAATTACTTGGAAGCCAGATACTAAGAATAAGACTGACTGCGTTATGGCTTTATGGTTTTGTGAGTTGCGGGCAAAAGAACTTGTCCAGCAATCAGGAAGCCGCATCTACCATACCTACAATAGGTACGCTACACGTCGCAACGAAGAGCAACGCATAGTCTTTGACTTAGACGAACTTGCTGCAGAACAATCATTAATCTACATTTAGGGTTACAATGCTAACTATCGAACAAATCACTAACAAGGTAACGTCTTTGCAAGACCGTTACTCTGCACGTGACCAACGTATGCGCGACATCACTATGGTTCGTCGTGGCAACATGGAAGCAGTTTACCCAGAGATGTTCCCTGAGGGTATCTCCAAACCAATGATTGCAAACTTCTGTGATGTAGTAGCACGTGACTTGGCAGAAGTGCTGGCACCATTGCCATCAGTAAACTGCTCAACAGTTAATAGCACAAGCGATTCATCTCGCAAGGCTTCTGAAAGACGAAGCATGATTGCTAATAACTACGTTCAATCTTCTGGGTTACAAACTCAGATGTACACTGGTGCGGACTGGGCGTTCACATACGCCTACATGCCCATTGTTGTAGAGCCTGACTTTGAGGCTCGTATGCCACGCATCCGTATAGAAAACCCTATGGGTGCTTACCCAGAGTACAATCGCTATGGAAAGTGCGTATCATATACTAAGCGTTATTTGAAGACTATTCGTGAACTCATTATAGATTTCCCTGAATACGAATCACTTATCGTAGGTAAACTTGGCTACCAAAACCAAGACCTAAACACCGAACTAGATGTCATGCACTATCAGGATAAAGACCAAATCGTCATGTTCCTGCCACAGCGTGACTCATTGGTGCTGCGTAAAGCAAAGAATCCTTTAGGCAAACTATCTGTCATTGTACCTCGTAGACCAGGTATTGACATTGATGACCCACGTGGTCAATTTGACGATGTGCTATGGGTGCAGATTGCACGAGCACGCTTTTCCCTTTTGGCAATGGAAGCAGCAGAAAAATCTGTACAGGCTCCACTTGTCGTTCCCCAAGATTTACAAGAATTTGCATTCGGACCTGATGCTATTCTTCGCACTAACAACCCTGCAGGCGTACGTCGTGTAGGTTTAGAACTACCTACTGGTGCATTCACCGAACAGCAGATTCTGGAAACAGAAATGCGTATGGGTTCTCGCTACCCTGAAGGTCGCTCAGGAAACATCGATGCAAGCATTGTAACAGGTTCTGGTGTTCAGGCTTTGATGGGTGGCTTTGATTCTCAAATCAAGGCTATGCAAACAATCCTTGGAGATGCACTAGAGGAAGTTATTGCTCTTTGCTTTGAGATGGATGAAAAACTATTTCCTGGCAAGAAGAAGCAGCGTGGCACATTTAATGGCGCACCGTATGAATTTGAATACGACCCAGAAAAAGACATCAATGGTGATTACACAGTTCAGGTTCGTTATGGCCTTATGGCTGGACTTGACCCATCACGCGCACTTATCTTCTCACTACAGGCTTTGCAAGCCAACCTAGTATCCCGTGATTTTATCATGCGAGAGTTACCATGGAGCATGAATGTTTCAGGTGAACAAGAGCGCATTGATATAGAGCGAATGCGTGACTCATTATCAGCATCGCTAGCGTCTTTGTCTGATGCCATCCCACAGATGGCTATGCAGGGACAAGACCCATCTGAGATTGTTGGACAGATTGCTAAAGTAATTGAACTACGCAAAAAAGGCATAGTCATTGAAGAGGCTGTAACTAAGGTATTTGAAAAACCAAAACCAGAAGTTCCAACCCCACCAGCAACTCCAGAACCAGAACAACAGTCAGTTGACCAAATGGTTGCACAGTCTATGGGTCAGGCTGCTCCCCCAGCAGAACAACCAACAGGACCAACCGAACCTACTCAGGCTCCACCTGCTGCGCCTGCTGGGGGACAACCACCAGTTGACTTAGCAGGAATTCTGTCTCAACTTGGCGGATAGCCATGACAACAATTTTAGCAGTACAATATCCAAATGGTTTTGTATTTGCAGCAGATAGCCAAATCACTGAAAACGAACGCCCCTATATGCACAGTGATGTTAGGAAAATCACCGAAGATGGTGACTATGTAATTGCTGGGGCAGGAAATGCAAGGTTCTGTGATGTTGTCCAGTATGGATGGAAGTTACCTAGATACGATGGAACTGACGGATACCGTTTTATGGTTAGCAAGGTTATCCCGGAGTTAAAGAAAGCACATGACTCTACTGGAGTTAATCTAGAAAAAGAAGATGGGTTTTCTTTCCTAATAGGATTAGATAACAAGATTTACTATGTTGCTGAAGATTACTCAGTGCTTCGCACTGATACTGGAATCTATGCAATGGGTACTGGTGGAGAACTTGCACTAGGTGCATACCACGCTGGTGCTACAATTAGACAAGCAATGAGAACTGCCATTAAGTTTGATATAAACAGTGGTGGTAAAATACAGATTGTGAAACGAGGAAAGCAAGATGGCTAAACAAGGTGGATATCGCAGACCAGCCAACCCTGCACCAGTTTCAGGACCAGGTAAACTATCACGTCGTACAGACGGTGGACCAACTCAAGGCGCAAAGTATATGGCTGGAAGTGGTAAGTATGGCGAAGGTAAAGCATTGATGGAAGCACAACAAGGTGCGCCAATGTCTGGTGGTACACCAGCACCTGCACCAGTTACTGCTCCAGCACCACAATCACCACTACAGGGTCTATTTGCCCCAACACAGCGACCAGAAGAACCAGTTACTGCTGGAGTTCCAATTGGTCCTGGCGAAAGTCCTGTACCAACTCCTGCTGGCAACTATGACATGATTAACAAGTACATGCCAGCACTTGAAACAATGGCAACCCAGCCAGATGCACCAGAAACATTTAAGGCATTTGTCAACTACGTAAAGGTAGAGTCACAAAAATAATGAGTTTCCAAGAAGATGTTACAGCGTTTGTAAATATCTTTGGTGTGGAAAACTCTGACGTAGCATTCCCTTTTGCAATTACTAAGTGGGAGTCGTCAGATGACCGCAACAAGTTTATTGCACAACTAATACAACTTAACAATGGTCAAAAGATTGGTACTGACAATGGCTGACATTATGAATGGTGTTGGCGATTGGTTGGAAAAAACCGCAAGTACAACTATTGAAAACGTTAAAGAAGTTCCTGGTGTATTCCAAGAGTATGGCGTTGTTGGTGGAATTAAACGCGGTGCAACTAATGCTTTAGTAAATGACTTTGTTGCTGGTCCTGCCGAGAAACTTGCAATGCCTTACAGCAAACTTGTTTCGCGCCCATTGTCTGCTGGCTTACAAGCCATAAAAGATGCCAAGAATCCTGCTGACCTTCGCAATGCATGGAATACTGGATGGGAACGTTCTTCCTTTATTTCTCCTGGACAAGCACTTGTAGGTGCTGTTGGTCGTTATGTTCCGGGGCAACAACAAGCGGATAAAATTAACTGGGCAGATTCAATGCAGGTTAATGGATACTTCTCTAAAGAGGGAAGCCTTCAGAAGAAAATTTCTGGTGGTTCTGACTTCTTGTTTAACGTATTCCTTGACCCATTAATGTTTGCTGGTAAGACACTTAAGGTAGCAAAACTTGCCGCTACTGGAACTCGTCGTACTGTAATCAATCTTCCGTTTGGTGCTAAGATAAATCAAATTGGAAAACTTTCTAATGAACTTGAATCAGCAAGAGATGTAACTGTAAAAAATGGTGCATCGGTAACTGTTGATTCAATCATGAAGTTTGCTAATGACCCAGCAACAATGCAGTTACTTCCAATCGTTGCTCGCTCACAAGACTCTCTAACGCTTTCTCGCGTGCTTTCTAACGCTGCTAAGGTTGGTGGTCGTGACTCAGTTATTGATGTGCTACAGGTTGGCATTGGTGATATCAACAAGTATGATGAGATTGCTGCTAAAGTTCCAGAACTTGCTAATCAAATTGATTTGCTTCGCTCAAACAAGCAGGCAATCAAAGAAGACATTGCCAAGGTAAACAAGAAACTTGAACGCTACGATACTCCTAAGTTAACTCCCGCTCAGATTCGTGCAAAAGAAAAAGCAAACGCTGACCTTCTAAAGAGCCAAGAAGAGTTAAAGGCTGTAAGAAAAGAACTTGGAACTACACGTTCCGAACTATCAGTAATTCAAGAAGTTGCTGGAGAATCAATTGTTCCACAAATACAGGAACAAGCATTTAGTCGTTTTGCTTTTTACGAACACCTGCGTCGTGTTGGTGCTGAAGTTAGCGCACGAGGCATGTACGTTGACATCAACCCAATTGATGATGCCCTAGAAGCAAAAGCACTATCTAAACTTTATGGTTATGGCTCTCGTGCGATACGCACTGTTGGATATTTAACTCCAACATTTAAGCCACGTGAAGTTCCTGCTGGTTCTGTTACCATTGCAGGCAAGTCGGTCCGTGAATCTGGTGACGAATTCAGAGCACGTCTACTGCAAGCAGCCCCTGTCGCTAAACTAACCGTTGAAGAACAGAAGAATTACTACAATGGTTACATTAAACTTGCAACTGATTCACAAAGATTCCAGTATTTAGATGACTTTGAAGAAGAAGTGCTTAAGCGTATGATTCTTAAAAAGTTTGTCCGTGACCCAAAGGACAAAAAGGTCATTGAAGAAGTGCAGAAGATGCGCGCTGCCGGAAGACAAGAGGCTGAAATCAAGCGTTACCTAAATGGTAACATGAATGACGAACAGTTTAAGACTATATCTGCAGTAGTTCAAAAAATGGCTGATGATATGCGTGTAAACAAAATTAATCACCTCAAGAGAATCATTAACGAACAGAATTACGTGCATGTTGATGACGTTACTGGCGATAGCATTGTTCTAAAAGAACTTAAGGACAAGGTTGATGACCTTGCTAGAAAGATTGCTGCTGATAACAAGGTGGATTACACAAGTAATCCAGATAAGTTTACAAAACAAGCCATTGACCTGCTAACCAACACACCATTGTACCGCACTCAGGTTCCTAACGTACACTTTGGTATTGATTTCTCGCTCTTTGATAAGATTATGAGAGATGATAAGACTCTTGTAAGCGCACTTGTATCACATGTACGTAATGACCCTGAAGCAACTTCGTCAAGTGCAGTAAAACTGCTTAATGACGTTAAGGATATTGCTCCTGGTCTTGGTCAGGGCCTTAAAGAAGCGGCTGTAAAGTCCAAAGATTACTATTTGACACAATGGTATAATGATTTTCAGAACTATGTATGGAAACCATCGGTACTTCTATCCCTACGTTACTCAAGTCGTAACGTATTTGAAGGATGGGGTCGTGTTCTATCTAGTATTTCAGATATGACCACACACTATGGATATAGTGCGACATCACTTGCAAAAGGTTTCTTTAGTCCATCTGCAATAACAGAACCAATTCGTAGCGCAACAAACCGCGTTACATCACGTGTACAACGTGAAGGTCTCATTGGTACTGGTGGAACAAAGGGCAGATTTGACGCAGTAAAAGCAACTAAGTTTGAAAACGAACTTGAAATTGGTAGAACATTTGGTATAACCAACGACGATGGTCTAGTTATTGTAGAGAAGATTGCTGCACGATATCGTGAAGAGGGAGATTACTTCCTTGAGCAGGCTAAAGATGTTCTTGCTGCATCGTTTGAAGCAACAATGCGCACTACTGGATTCTTTAAGACATACCGTGGTGCAAACAAACAAGTTGCAGATGAAATCTCAAAGATATCTGATGGCATTTTTAAGGTAACTAAAAAAGGTGCTGTATCTGAACCACTATTGAATGCATTGCGTTCTGGTGACTACCAGTTGGCATACAATATCTCAGTTCAATCAGACCCACAGTTAGTTTTTAAGACTCTTAGCATGATTTCAACACGTGCCAATAGCGCACGCAAGAAGATTGCCAATGTATCATCTAGTGTTAACTCAAAGAGAAACCCAATCTTTGCAGAAAACTTAAAGAAAGCAGACGAAATGTTTGCACTTCTTTCCGATAATGCACAGGTAACAATGGGTGCATTTGACACTCGTGTAAAGATTATGGGTGACTGGAAGAATGCACTAAGTAAGACCACAGTTGCTCCACAAAAAGGTTTTGCTTACTCTCGTAAGCCAATCAAAATTGCACCTGGTGTTACTATAGATGCTCCTTACCTAAACAATATTGAGCGTTCTAGCGTAAGTTCTGCTAACAGTACAAGTCGTGCAGTGCTTAACTCACGTCGTACTACGTTCGGAAACATGTTTAATACTGGCAACAGACAGTCACTTATTACAACTACTGATGCTGCTGAATGGACTGGAGCACATGCAGAGTATGTTAATAACATAGTCTACGGTGATGATGCTGGTAAGATTGTAGTAGACCTATCTGTAACTCAACGAAACAAGGCAGATAAGGTTATTGCTAAAGAAGTTGAGAAGATGAAGAAGGCTGGAAAGACCCCTAAGGAAATCAGAGATTACCTTGATGGCAATTACAGCAATGCAGAAATTAAAGAACATCTACTTAACTGGATTAATAGCCCTGCATCTGACGCTTGGCGTGCAGAAAAGCGCATTGACTTAAACAGTTACCGTGAAAAACTAAGCACTGCTGAGTGGAGTGACGTAACTGAAACCATCTTTGCTGACGTAGAGAAGTACCTTCCTATGAAGGGACCTGCTAATGAGGACCTTTCTTTCTTGCGTCAATCGCTTAAAGATGGAGAGTTCACTGAAATCCAATCTGCCTTAATACCTAATGAGTTCCGTTCTGCTGTATATGGAAACAAAGCACAGAGAGAAACTGGCGTTGGAATCTTCTACAGAAACCTTGTCGGCAACTTGTTCCATGCTTTGGCTACAATGCCAGAAGATACCCTTGTTCGTCATCCATTCTACAATGCAGTCTATCGTGCTGAAGGCACTCGCATGGCTAATAGCATTGCTAAACAGGGCAAAGACGTTGCAGACTACACTAAGCAAATTCAACAGTCTGCTGCTCGTGCAGCGCATAAGGCTGTAATTGACCGTCTGTATACCGTAGAACGTCACACAAATATTGGTGGGGTTCTTAAGTTCATGTCGCCATTCTACATGGCTCAACAGAACTCAGCAAAGTACTGGCTAAGTACCGCTATACGTAATCCTGATGTTGCCATTAGAATCGTTGAAGCATACACCACACCATACCGTATTGGCACTGTAAAGAACCGTGACGAGTATTATGCAAATACAAGTCAGATTGCTACACCTTGGAATATCAAGGGTCACGTCATGCTTATGGACTATCCTAAGTGGATGACAGATAACTTCTTTGCTGGTGACTCAAGTATGAAGGCTGAGATTCCCCTTAGTGGATTTGACGTAATGTTCCAGGGACAACCTATTGGTGTTCCTCAACTTGGTAGTCCAATTGCTTCACTTGCACTTGGAACAGTATCTCGTTTCATTGCTGGTAAAGAGTATGGCACAACTAAGTTCATGGATGCATTTGGTATCAAACTTGAAGATGCCATTGGTTATGTACAACCATTCTATGATTCTACAAAGGGTGAAGGTGTAACCGGAACTGTAACATCTGCCTTTGGTGGTGGCTCTGTTGCACTACAGGCAGCAATGACCGCCATTGGTGGTATGAGTGGTTCATTCGACAGCACATCAACTGGAACAAAGTTTGCTAACCGTGTCAATGTTATTCAAACGGACAAGTTAATTAAGATGGCAGAATCAAACACTCCAATCACTGGTGCTGTAATTGAAGATGTTCGTAACAGGTCTATTGCCCTAGCAATCAACTCGTTCTGGCTTGAGGCTGTTGCCAATGGTTTACCTACTATTGCGTCATCACGTTTCCGCACATCAACTGACTTAACATTAAAGCCAGAGTTGCAACGTAGCATTCAGCAGAATGGCTACGACCTTGGTACTGCAATGTTTACTGATAAGTTAAACATTACTCAAGGTGAGTACGTTGTTAAGTTATTAACTGATAGTCAAACAGATAATCGCTTTGCTTTCAACTCAACAGACAAGACTCTTTCTGGAATCTATTCAAACCAGAACTTGATTGAACAAGCAGATAAGATGACTTCAGATAAGTCTCTTATTGGTGTGTTCTTCAACCAGGGTGATTGGAATGCTGAGTACTCACCTGTTGTTGCTGACACCATGTACAGCATCACAATCAACGGTAAGCCAATCAAGTATAGCGCACAAGATAGAATGACTGCTGCTGAAGACCTACAGGTTCGTTCCGGTAATCGTGAGTACTATGCTGGTGTTGAGAAAATTGAAAACGCTGCTCGTGCAGCAGGTATTCAAAAGGGTACTGTAGCCTATGACAAGACATACGGCGAAGCAAAGAAGCAACTAGAGTTTAAGGTTGCAGATACCTACCCACTATGGGGTGCTCGTGATGTTACTTCACGACAGAATCGTGTAGACAAGAACGTTGCATTGGTTCAGGAAATGCTAAGCAATAGCAATTACATGAATACGGTTGGAAAGAATATTCCTACCGTTGCTGCTATGCAAGAATATGTCAAGGCTCGTGGCAAGTTAATGGCCGAACTAGAAGTTGCTAAAGAAGCCAGTGGCAGAAAAACTGTTGATGCACGTGCTAATGCCTACGTTGGTGAAGCACTTGATTTAGTGGTTTCAGAATTAGATAGAATGTATCCTGGATTCAGGCGCGTTCATGACATTTACTTTAATGGAGATAAACTTGGTGACGTATCAGTTTACACTTCAGGATATGGATACTAGGAGTTACTGTGGCTGACAAAAATAGCACCAATCGCCGTGAATGGGAAGGTCCTTCCTTAACTCCAGAAGAGTTAGCAGTCCTTACTGCTTCTATTAAGGATGCCTCCTCACGTGGTGAAAAAATTGACGTTGACTCAATTCTTGCTGGATTAAAGGGTGCAAAGAAAGATGAGACTGGAAGTGGTAGCACAAATTACAGTCTTCCATCTACCCTAAACAAAGCAGCAGCAGATGCCTTAATCAAAGAGGCAATGCTAACCACACTAGGTATTGTACCAGATAAAAAAGTACTTGATGATTTCTACAAACGTGCAAATGCTTTCTTAAAGCAATATGGAAGTAGTTCAGTAAGTCGTTCTGGTAGTGGTGTAAGCAAGAGCCAATCAATCCAAGGCGTAGATGCAAGTACGTTTGTTCAACAGTACATTGGAACATACGCTGCAAAACTTGTTACACTTAATCCTGAATACAAGTTTAGTTCTGGAAGCGAAATTGGAAAAGCACAAATAGCCCTTTCTGATTACTCAAATGAAATGGGACTATTTAAGTCAGCAAGAGAAATTGCTTCAACTGCTTCAAGTATTGCAAGTAAGAAATTAAATACTGAAGATGTGATTGCTGGCTATCGTACAGATGCTCAGGTTCTTTATAAGAACTTCGCTGATAGATTAAAGCAAGACTCTAAACTAACTGTTCGTGACTTAGTTAATCCATACATTCAGATGATGGCAGATACTTGGGAAACAACAGCAGATACCATTAAGTTAACTAATGATACAATTCAGAAAGCAGTCAATGGTGATAATCTAATGTCATTAGGTGATTTTAGAACACTTCTCCGCAAGGACCCAAAGTTTGAAACTACTTACGGTGCAAAAGCAGAGGCTGCTCAACTTGGCGAAGCAATGCTTCGTGCGTTCTCAGGTAGAGGTGCATAATGGCTACAGTTGATGAATTAGCAGAACGCTGGGGTACCGCTCGTGAAGTACTCCAGGGTGTTCTTAGTACAATGTTTAACATTAATGACCCAGAAGAGCAAGCATGGATTACAGAGTTCTATGGTTTAGCAAAGCCTTTAGTTGATGTTGGTGTATCAGCAGATTTAATTCCACAACAGATTCTTTACTCAGGCAAAGCACCTAAGAAGTTTGCCGAAAGATTCTCTGGTGCTCTTGAACTTCAAAGAAAAAAACTTGCTGGTGAGAATGTTTACGTTCCTAGCATTGCAGAGTATGTTGCTGGTGAAGAAGAGTACATGAGCCTTGTTAAGTCATTTGGTATGAATGATTTGGCTAGCAAGCAGACCTATGGAAGAATTACTGGTAATGCTATTTCTGTTAGAGAAACTCGTAACAGAATTGAAGAAGCAGTATCTCGTGTTAATTCTCTTGACCAAAATGTTAAAAACCAGTTAAAGACAGAGTTCCCTAGCCTGCAAGAATCAGATATGGCTCAAGCCATACTTACGGGTCCTGATGGAATTCAGAACCTTAAGTCTAAGATTCAACGTGCTGGTGTTAAGGCTGGTGCTGCAGCAGCGGGACTAACCATGCAAACAAGCCTTGACCAGTTAAGTAACTTAAGTTACGAACAGGCTACTACTGGATTCCAACAGGTTGCAAATGCACTACAAACATCTACTACTGGAATTCAACAAGCAGGTCAGATGTTTGGAGATAAAATTAGTGCAACTGAGTATCAGACTGAACTTGAAAAAGAAGCATTACTTGGTCAGACTTCACAGCGCACAAAGCGTTTACAGTCTCAGGCTAGAGCACAGTTTGGTGGACAGTCCGGTGTCGTGACTGGTTCACTAGGTCGCAAGAAGCAAGTATAATAAACTCTCGTTGGATTGACCGCCCCCAACGAGTACTAGAGCGGTAGTACACACCAACCCATATGCCCCTGTATAGGAGTGAGAGTGTACGTTCAAACAACAATGTAAGGGAGAATGGTTGCGATGAGCAACAATAATCAAGACTGGTATGAAGATGATGAGTTCGATTTTGATACTGAAGAGGAAACTACACCACGTAGTTCCGATGATGTACTTAAGAAGGTCCGTCGTGCAGAACGCTCGAAGGATAAGCAACTCAAAGAAGCACTCGCAGAACTGGAAAGTTTGCGCAAGTTCCAGCGTGAGTCTACTATCAGCCAAGTCTTAAATGAGAAAGGTGTCAACCCAAAGGTTGCCAAATTCATTCCAGCAGATATTGAGTTATCGGCTGATTCCATCAGCGCATGGTTGAATGACAATGGAGACCTATTCGGTTTTGCGGCACAAGCCAAAGAAAGCCCTATGTCCACTGAGGACATTGGTGCTCTTCGACAAATGGATATGGTCGCATCAGGCGCACTAACTCCAGACGATGTGAACGACGCGTTCAGCATGGTCAACAACGCACAGAGTGCAGCAGAGTTATTAGATTATCTCTACTCACAAGGTGCGGAATAATCGCAAATCAAACTAACCCCTAAGGAATAATCATGGCTGTAACAGGCTTATCCGGTGGTAGTGCAGCAACTAACGGTGGACTTGGTGGTGGCGCATACGCTTCCGCTAACAACGTTGGTGCTTTCACACCATCAAACGCCGCAGGTCTAGTTCAGAAGGCATACGACCGCCTTGTTGAATTTGAACTGCGCTCAACCCCATTGCTACGTTCCGTAGCAGACAAGAAGCCTGCTCGTCAGGCAATGCCAGGTTCATCTGTAGCACTACAGATTTACACTGACCTAGCAAAGGCAACCACTGCTCTATCTGAAGAGGTAGACCCAGCAGCAGTTGCTTTAGCAACACCAAGCATTGTGAACGTCACACTGAATGAATACGGTAACGCTACTCTAGTTAGCCGTAAACTACAGTTGATGTCTCTTGCTGACGTTGACCCTGCTGTTGCAAATATCATTGCATTCAACATGGCCGACAGCATTGACGAGTTGGCTCAGACCGCCCTTCTTGCTGGTACTAACGTACTTTACGCAACTGGTGGTTCAACTGTAGCAACAACTACTTCCGGTATCACTTCAGATGACACAATCACTGCTGCTGACATCCGTAAGGCTGTTGCTAAGTTGCGTACCAACAAGGCCAATGGTCGCAAGGGTTCAATGTACTGGGCTGGTATTCACCCAGAAGTATCCCATGACCTTCGTGCTCAGAGTGGTTCTGCCAACTGGCGTCTACCACACGAGTACTCAGCAGCAGATAACATCTGGGCTGGCGAAATTGGTAACTTTGAAGGTGCTTACTTCGTAGAATCACCACGTTTGAAGAAGAGTGGCGACGGTGCTTCCAGCATCAACGTTTACCGTACCTTCATTGCTGGTCAGCAAGCACTTGCAGAAGCAGTTGCCGAAGAACCACACGTAGTGATTGGCCCAGTTACTGACCGTTTGATGCGTCAGCGTCCAATCGGTTGGTACGGTGTTCTAGGACACGCAGTATACCGCAACGATGCGCTATACCGTATCGAGTCCGCTTCAGCACTTGGCTAATTAGCAATGCTAATCTCATCCCTAAATCATATAATGGGTTTAGGGATGGGGTTATGTTTCTAACATATAAGGAAAAGTAATGGGATATCTATTTGTACCACCAGTGGTTGATGAAGGACCAATGGGTGGTAACTGGCTCTTTGCCAGATACACACGCAAGCAAGGCGTTAGTGTATTTCGCATTGATGGCGAATGGTACGAAGATAGATTCCCGGCGCAAGATGACCTAGACCTTGCTGATGTTGTTTACTTAGGTGGACATGAATACCCAGTAACCCTAGCCGAAAAGAATGACCTTGAGGCTGCTGGCTATGATGTGATTACGACATGACATTATTAGAATCCCTGTCCGTAGTTTCTTTAGCCTTAGGAATTATTGCTATGTTGGGCAAGTGGTTAATTGTTAATCCACTTAAGAACTTTATTAAAGAACAGACATATCCTATCCAGCCCACGGCTAATGGTGGTCGTAGTCTTCCAGACATTGCCCGTACGGTGGACAGGATTGAAAAGCGTTTAGATGAGCACATTACATTACATCTTAAGGATGAACTATGAGTGGTAAGTACAACATTGTAGCCGAACAAGGCGCTACCTTTAACCTTAACTTTAGAGTTGAGACAGATGGTACTCCTTGGAATCTAACTGGCTACACATTTGCTATGCAGGTTCGCCGTTCTACTTCTGCAACTACAACTTTACTTAATATTACTTCAGCAACTATGACTTCTGTTGGACATGTTACGGCAACAGTTAGTGCTGCTACTATGGCTGATGTACCTGCAGGTCGTTGGGTATACGACATTGAACTTACATCTTCTGGTGGACAAGTAACACGAATCCTGGAAGGTCGGTTTATTGTTACACCTGAGGTGACGCAGTAATGCCAGACTACACAGTTATCATTGAAGAAGAAGTTACCGCCACTACAGTTACCATTGAAGAGACTGTCACTGACATTATTCTTGGTACTGAAGTCCTACAAGAAATAGTTGTAATTGTTGACAACGCTCAAGGTCCACAAGGTACTCAAGGTATCACAGGTCCAACAGGACCTACTGGCAGTACAGGTTCTACAGGTTCTCAGGGCATCCAAGGTATTACGGGTCCTACTGGTAGCACTGGTGCTACTGGTTCAACAGGTCCAATCGGTCCGACAGGAGCGACAGGCTCTACTGGTCCCACAGGGGCTACGGGTAGTACGGGAGCAACGGGACCACAGGGTGCGACAGGTCCTACGGGACCGCAAGGTGACCAGGGTATTCAAGGGGTCACAGGACCCACTGGTGCAACAGGAGCCACAGGCTCCCAAGGTATTCAAGGTATCCAAGGAGATACAGGCGTAACAGGTCCTACAGGACCAACAGGTCCTACTGGACCTACAGGAGCAGACAGCACTGTACCTGGTCCTACGGGTCCTACAGGGGCTACAGGACCTACTGGAGCCACTGGTCCTACTGGTGCTGACTCAACTGTTATTGGTCCTACTGGACCCACGGGAGCAACAGGACCAACAGGTGCTGATGGCTTTATAGGTTCTGATGGTGCAACTGGTCCGACAGGACCTACTGGTGCTACTGGACCAACAGGTCCTACGGGTGCCACAGGCACAGATGGAATCATTGGTGTTGACGGTGCAACAGGACCAACTGGACCTACAGGTTCAACGGGTCCCACTGGACCGACAGGTGCCACTGGTGCAGATAGCACAGTTGCAGGTCCTACTGGTCCAACGGGTGCAACTGGTGCCTCTGGTGTAATTGCAGTAACTGACCCAATCACTAACAGTGGTACTTCAACTTCTGCCTCACTTGGATTTAGTCAGACTAACTTTAAGCCAGCAGTAATTCAAACAACTACTGGTGATGTTAGCCCTGGAACTTACGCCAAGATTTACACTGGCGATGCAACACCAAGTAGTCCTGCTACTGGTGACTTATGGGTTGACTCAACCTTTGCTTCTGGCACATCTAACATTCTGCGCTGGAGAGATTCTTCTGTAACTGGGCAAACTACTTTGTCTGGTACTGATGACAACGGAACATCACTTGTTTATGTACCAGGTTACGAACAGGTTTACATCAACGGTGTCTTACAGTTCCGAGGTTCCGACTACGCTGCCACTGACGGCACAACTATTACTGGACTAACTGCGTTAGTTGCAGGAGATGTAGTTGAAGTTATTGCTCCTAGTGCTGCACAGTTTGGTGACTACTACACACAATCTCAGGCTGACGCTAAGTATGCTTTGAAAACTGGTCCTGCGTTTAGTGCTTGGAACTCAACAGTTACATCTATCGGTGCTGGAGCAACAGTAAAAATTGGATTTCAAACAGAAGAGTTTGATACAAACAATAACTTTGATACTACGTTGTCAAGATTTACACCAACGGTTGCTGGATATTATCAAATAGATGTTCTTATAACTTTATACCTTGCTAGTGCAGGAGCCGTGTTTACTCCAGTATTATATAAAAATGGCTCTGAATTTAAATTTGGAGGAACTGCTCTTTCAAGTGCAATAAATTTTCCTAGAGCCAACATTTCTGTTTTAGTGTATGCAAACGGAGCAACAGATTATTTTGAAATTTTTGCAGGGCATAGTATGGGAACAGCCGTTAACACCTATAACTTGCAAAATCAAACATACTTCCAAGCAGCATATGTAAGAGGGGCGTAGTCAATGACTAAAGCAAGAGAAATTGCAACTCAAACTGGTTTAGTTTTAATTACAACTTCAACTCAAACTGCTGCTGCCACTAATTCTTTAGATGGAATTTTTAGTTCAAACTACAAAAACTACAAAATTATTGGAAACTTTACTGGCACTGGCGGTGGTGGTGCGGCAGTAGCCGCTTACTTCAAGTTCAAAAATGGTGCCAGTTATTCTTCAAGCCATTATGGTTCAAACGTTCATGGCATATATACCTCAACTGCAGTTGCTTCAATTAACACTTTCAACGCTGCTGCTTTTCATTTTGCTTATACAAATACCTTAGTTACTCATTTTGAAATGGATGTGCATAATCCTTTTGTTGGTGGCTACAAATCAATAACTGGACAGTACAACGCTGTAGGGCTTGGTGTTCAAGGCTCTTTTGGTGGACACGAAGGAACAACTAATTCATTTACAGGATTTGAATTAAGCCTTGGAACTGGAAACATCAGCGGTTTTTACCAAGTCTATGGATACAACGATGGGGTTTAATCGTGGCAGTTAAAAGATACAACGGTACATCTTGGGTAGTTGAGGCTGGTGGTACAACTGACTTAGGTTTATATGTATTAAAAACAAGTTTAGTTGCACCAACAGTTAGTGTTTATACAAGCGGTTCTGGAACTTATACAACCCCTGCTAACTGCAAGTATCTAACTATTGAAATGATTGGCGGCGGCGGTGGCGGTGGTGCTGCTGGTAACACTGGTCTTAATGGTGCTACTGGTGGAACAACAACTTTTGGAACTGGTTACTGCAATGGCGGTGTTGGAGGATACACAAACGACAATGGCGGTCCAGGTGGAACAGCCGCTTTACCTTCTGGAGCAATAGGCATTGCGGTATCTGGTGGTAGTGGCGGTCCTAATGCCGTACCTAGTACTGGTGGCTGGGGTGGTAATGGTGCCAATGGACCCTATGGTGGCGGTGGCTCTGGTAAGGGTGGCTCAAACGCAGCCAATGGTGAACCAGGAGCATTTGCAACTGGTTCTGGTGGTGGTGCTAGTGGTGGTTCAAACCGAGGTGTTGCTTTTGGTGCAGGAGGTGGTGGTGCAGGTGGATATGCTAGAGGAAGCATCTCATCTCCTGCTGCTTCTTACTCCTACGCTGTTGGTGCTGGTGGAGCAGGTGGTAACGGTGGTCAAGGTGGAGCAGGTGGCTCAGGAATAGTTATTGTTACGGCATATTTTTAGGATAAATTGTGGATTTAATTAAACATTGCATAGTAGACACAAGAACAAATACAGTTGTAAACATTGTTGAATACGAAACAGAACAAACTGGTATTCCTGTAGGATTTGAAGAAAGCGCACCATACTTACTTTGTGTTGCTAATAGCGAAGCAGGTATAGATTGGGATTACGTGGATGGTGCATTTGTAAACAACATCCCAGTACAGGAAATTAACCATGGCTTGTAGAACAGGATGCCCAACACAGGACTGTGAATCATACGCAGACTGCTGTAAAGGTGT